TGACAACCAAAGAAGACTACAACAAAAATAAGGATGAATAGGAATTTAATGTTTAGCCTTTTTCTTTTTAGTCTTTACTGGTTTTGGATTGTACTTTTCGTCTAGCCATTGGTGCATTTTGGCGAGAGTCTCAAATACATACTGATAGCCAGAGTATTTTAAAATGTATCCGTTTTGAACCTTGTTCACTGTATATTCTGAAGCTTGTCCAAATTCTGAGAAAACAAGTCTTCCGTCTAAAACATTTCCTGTTGTTGTTACTGTTACATAGTCATTCATATTCTCTCCTTAGGTTAATCGTCTTATTTGAACGTGAAAGTGATCCCCGTGACCACTGTTATGAAATACGACAAGAAGCGGTTCCCCTGCCGTTGTTACCGCCGCTACGTCCTTGTACTTATTATTAAAATGAAGTTGAAACTCACCAATGATTTCAGCAGGCCAAGCCCTAGATGACAAATCAACCGCCCGCCCTTCTCTGTGTGTAGCAGATACACGACCAAGCTTTTGATCCTCTTCTATAGTGGTCACCGCTTCAGTTATAAAGAGGGGCACCTTTTTATCAACCGTCCAGCGCCACATTTCAACCAAGATTTCTTTTAGCTTTTGGTGTAGTCCTTCTGAGCGTTGATAAACTAAATCAGTCTTAAAGCAGACCTCTGGTATTTTCAAGATGCCGCCTTAACCTGAGCTTGCAATTCAGACTCGGTAGGAATGCACGCAGCATATTCAAAAATTCTGTCTGTCGCTTCTGACTGAGACTGAAGAGAAACATTTCGCAAATGCTTTGCCACGCTAATGGCTTGTGCAAAATAGTGTGACTCCTCTTCAAAGCTTCTCATGCGACCGGCTTGAATTGCCATCTCGCGATAAATATAAATTAACTGTGATAAAGACGTTGGGGTTTCAGGCTTTTGCTGTAGAGCTATCTCGCAATACTTAAGAGCTTCTTCCCATTTGTTTGCCCGCATAGCCAGGTCAGTAGCCATCACAGAAATATCATAACAGCCAGGACATGCCCTTTGAGCCGGTTCAATCACATGCTCTTTAATGTATTCCCAGCCTTTTTCAAAAACCTGCTTTCTTGTCATCTCAAGTTTATTCACATGAGCAACTGGGAAATCGGGAAAGGCCGCGATTGCCTCTTCATATTTGCCAGCATCGTAAAGTGTCTTGGCGTTTTTAATTGCCATCATCTTAGCTTTGATTTCTTCAGGATTTTCAAACTCTACAGCCTCATTCATTAGAGCGTCGTTGCGCTTGCAAAGATAAGTTGAATCATAGAGCACATGGTCTTGCTTAACGATTTCAAGCCCTGCCTTCTTTAATAGCCCTTCAAAGTGTTTTCGAGTCCACACGTTAATGTGGTTAGGGTCATAGTAATAATCCATGCTAAATCCGGTCGCGCCAAAGTTGTGCATACGGGTAAACCAAATAGGCACGCTGATATATAAATAGCCAGTCTCTTTTAGGCAAAGAGCATACCGTCTAAGCTCTTTATCAGCATCAAGCTGATGTTCGGCGACCTTATAGCTCATGATCAGGTCATAGGTTTTTGTGTCGTCAAAGTCTTCAGTTAGCTTGATGTTGTATTCATGCTGAGCAACTCGGCGAAAAGAGGTTGTTAACTCTGTGCCTTCTACTTGCGCGCCAGGCACGCGCGCGCGAAGCCATGCTAGCGCCATACCAAAAGCTGCTCCGATTTCTGTGATCTGAGGTTTTAGTCCTTTCGTTTTCCACTCCTCAAACACACTTCCTAAAAAAGCCTCATGAAAATGAAGCTTGCGCTGACCTGTGAATACATTAGCATGTGTTGGGGGCTGTCTATAGTTCTTGCGGTAGTGCTCTAAGATTGCTTCTTTAGATTGCCATTTTGAAGGGTAGCTCGTGAACCCGCAATTGGTGCATATGTGCATCCCCGCTGGCTTGTTTCTTACGTGATCGACATTTTCCCATTTGTCAGTACTGTTACAGACGATACATCTCAAGGGTTACTCCTCTGATAAAACATTTTTAACTTGGAAAACTTTTTTCATTAGATTCTTATAGTCAACGTAACCAATTGCCTGGTCGCTATCAGACCAACTTTGTGTTGGATCTGGATGCGTCTCAACCAAGATGCCATCAGCACCAGCGGCTATACCAGCTAGAGTCATTGGAGCAACAAGGTCACGCCTACCTGTCCCGTGTGAGCCATCAACAATAACAGGGATATTAGTAATTTTTTGAACTGCCGGGATCATGCTAATAGATAGATCCCAGCGCACATGATTCAAATGAGTTGATGACCCACGCTCAATTAAATAAAGCTCTTTTACACCGCCGGTTAGCACGTGCTCGGCAGCTCCAAGCCACTCATCAATCGTTGAGCCTGGATGGCGCTTTAGAAAGACTGGCTTTCCATACTTTCCAAGTTTTCGCAAAAGAGTATAGTTTTGCATTTGCCGACAGCCGACTTGGAAACAGTCTGCATATTTATTGCATAAATCTAGCGCCTCATCGGTGTAATCTAGAATTTCAATGATGTTAGAAAGCCTGTTTGCTTTAGCCGCTTGGTAGTAAGCCTCTAACAACTTCTCATCGACCAATCCGAAAACATGTCCTGGATAAGTGCCAGCTCGAAACACTCCCCCGCGCAGGTGAGTAGCACCATGAATTTTAACAAAGCTTGCAACATCCTTGATCTGACTTTCTGATTCTACGGAGCAGGGACCCGAGATAACCACAAAATCATTCTTAGGTGGAATGTAAGCTACAACCTTCGGATAGTTGGGCTTAGGCCCCCATTGTCTTCGAAGAGCAAACTCATTCATTAAAAACTGCTGTTTTTTAAAAAGTCTTGTAATTCTTGATCTCGCTTTCTTTTCACACTCAACCAGTCCGGGTGTTCTTTTGCCCTCAATGGGTCATCACCAGGAAGCGGGTGTTTAAGTCTAATAATAGCTTTGGCTGTTTTTTCTAAAGAGCGGGTCAGCCTACAAAACCAAATGACCATGTTTTCGTCAGACAATTTTTTGGCGGTCGCCTGAGTCATGCCAACTTGAATCTGATACTTAACCCTAGCTAGGCCGTTGATATCTTTCCTGGCCAAATGATCATTGAGCATTTTGTTCCACGCCTTTGAGTTTCCAGTGGCGTAGAGCTTTACTAGGTCAATACCCTCTTCTTTTCTTTTCACGCGCACCTCTTCTCAATTTCCGATTTGATCTTGGCGCGGCGTTTTTTATTTGTTTTAGACATTGAGTCCGGGCGTTGCGTATAAAAGAAAATGGGCTTATTTAAGTAACCAATTTCAAGTTGTTCCTTAGCCCTTAAGAAGAAATCAAGGCCCTCATAGCCCCTTAGTCCATCCGTGAATTTTATGTGATTAATTGCAGCTTTGTTAAATATTGCTCCGCCAACATGGTGCTTTTCTGATCCATCTTGAATCTTATTAAAATTTCCAAAGTAGTTATCTGGATAAATAACATCATGGCGAGACTGTTCAATTTTCTGAAGCATCTCATGCATGGCCGTGATCGATACTAAGAAGTCATCAGCATCAAGGCGCATGATATAGCTACCCTTGGCCTCTTTAAGTGCTATGTTTGAAGAGCTGGCTAGGCCAAGATTTTTCTGATTCTTAATCCAACGAGTGTTTGGATATTTTGTGCAAAACTTAGCTATCTTTTCAAGAGTGGTATCAGTAGAGCAATCATCGATGATAATATATTCGATGTCTTTAAATTTGTACTGTTTAGCCACACTCTCCATACAGCGTTCAATAAATTGTTCGGCGTTGTAAGCGCATGTGTACATGGTGAGCTTTGGAAGGTTGTTAACGGCCTTTAGCTCTGGATTGGTGTTGAGATATTTGACCACGTCTTCTAATTGGCAGTCAGGTCCCAGCGTGCTCATTAAAACATCCATCATTTGAACGTCTTGAGGGTAGTCAATTAAGAGCCTGTGTGTGACATTAGGGTGACGTGGATTGAATTCTGAAATGTTGCTAGTGACAGATTTAATAGCATAGCCAATGAATTCAACATTGGAATATTTTTCAGCAGCGGTTTTAAGTGCGTCGATTGAGATAACTTCAAACCCGCTTCCAGCTACAAACTTTGATGAGTAGACATAGTCAAAGCCGCCCTTAATCATGTGATCGACTGCAGGTCTTAGGTCACCGTAGTTTACAAAGATTTTGTCATGGCTGATTCTAATAATTTGCTTGAGGTTAAAATGATCAGCTACTTTAAACATTCTTTTTAAAGGGTCATTCCACTCTGGCGAACCTACAATTTTTACATTCTTATATTTTGTTAAAAAGTAATATCTGTCCTCAAATTGGTCATCCGGTACAGCGATATAAATTGGCAAATTAGAAGGCACCAACCGCTTTATTAAATGCTCAATGATTGGCGCGCCACAGATTGGAATCATGCACTTGCCTGGAAGGCGACTAGAGTCTAAGCGTGAACAAATGACGATGCCTGCGCTCACTTGAACACCTCGCTCAACTCATCCTCGATCTTTGAAAAGTTCTTTCTCTTTTCCAAGTAGGCAACACAGATTGTTAAACAATCAAACAGATGAACAACAGTCGGGTCAGACACTCGCTGAGACTCAATGTCGTCGGCAATTTTGCTCATGTTGTATTCAAAGAGAGAGATTTTTTCAGTTTCCATCTACACACTCTCTTTTAAAAGTCTGAAATGCTTCAGGAGGATTGGACTTATTTCCACTTACAAAATAATCAAAAACCACATGGCATTGATTGCACGTTTTGGCTAAGTGATAGTTTTTCCAGACATCATACTCGGCGTCTGGATCAAAATAATGTGGAGAGGGTTCTTTCGATAAAGCCACTAGAGTCCCACATTTACATGCTATCAAAGTTTTTATGATCCCCATGGATGCTTATATCCCTTGTAAGATTCAAAGCTTGAGCATGTTTTGCATGGATCAAGCTCAAAAGCCTTGCCGTCCTTTAAATCTTTGCGAAGAGTTTTTGCGTTCACAGAATTAAAAATCTGTTTAACTGTTTGATGATTAATGTCGCCAATGGCTAGCTTCTCGCCGATGTCTACACAGCAAGGGAAAGCCTTGCCGGTCCAGTTAAATATGATTCTTGCGTGCGCTTGAATGCACGATTGCCTTTGGGATGAATCACGTTTACGATTTTCTAAGGCCTGAAGGTCTGCGTTTACCCTTCCCCCGACCATGTCACGGATAGAAACTTCCGCTTCAGGCCAACGCTTTTTTGCCTGGCCATAGATGTCCTCATCCTTATTTAGCTTTGTTCTTACCGCTTGAATAACTATCTCGGTATTTTTTCTCTTTGGGTGATTATAGAAAATGTCTATGTTTTTCATGGCTAGGGCGTGAATGCTGCCAGCACGTTGCTTTTCCATTACCTCAGGAATGAAAGAATCAAAGCTAACTTTAACCTTAGTTTGATTGCAGAGCCCTAAGAAAATATCGTCTCTATGAGAATCGAATTTGAAGTTTGAATTTGTAAGCCTATCAATGAATGTTGAGCCGTATGCCATGCCCTTGGCGTACTTAGTTATGTTATAAAAGTTTGGATTAAGTGTGCTTTCACCCTTCCAATTAAACTTTAGTGAATTAACGCCAAGGTGCGCGCACTGATGAATAATGTTAAGTGCCGTCGGATATGTCATCACGCCCATTTTAAATGGCAGATGCTTTTTATCGGCGTGATAGCAATAGCCACAAGCCTGGTTACAAGCCGACGCTAGTTCTAAAGAGACATCGACAGGGACTTCTAATGGTAGGTGTTTTGCGAATCTATATTTAAGACGATATAAGAAATATTTTAAGTCAGTGTTCACGCCTTAAGCTTTTGATAGACAAGTCTACCTAGTCAAAAACATTGAACAAGTATCCAAAAAGTATATTTTTCTGGCAATTATAGTTTATAGCTCATAAGCATAAATGCGCCCAACAAAGTTAGCCGTAACTGTTCCAGCTGTGGAAGTACTTGTTATAACTGATGATGCAAAGAAATTGTGCGTCCCAGCCGTCAGTGCAACGATTGTGAAAGCAGAGATATTTGCCCGCATCTTTGTGTCAAGGGCAGTAGCGTTTATCACACCAGCTGTGAACCCATACATTTCATAAGCAACTGGAATTTGTATAGCCCTCGAGGTTGTAGTGTGTTGATCATAAAAAACGTTAATTGAGGCTTGTATTTCAATTGAGGTAGACGTGCTACCAGTTACCTGTCCGTAGCATTGTCCGTTTGCACCTGGTCCTATGCCTATAAAAATTGGGCGTCCACTTGACACGATTGTGCATGTGGACCCAGATATAAGTGTGTCACTTGATCCAATTGTAAAATGAGACGTAGAAAATGCAGCGCCCTGAGCTACATATCCCTCTGCCGCAGAAGTCGTTAGCCCCGTTGCCTGTCTCTTGCCTAACGAAACTGAATTGGCCTTAAGGTAAGCACCGTTAAATCCATTCTCATCAATCTGAGCTGTCAATGTTCCAGCGACATAGAAAGAATGTTTTCCATATGCTGTGCTAGTTCCAGCGACGCTGTAAAAAAGCTCTGGGTTACTTCCAGCAGTTCCACCATAGATTCTTAGCTCGTTTCCTGTGGAGGTGTTTGACAGGATATCTAAGCGCCTTGTGTACAGTGTAGACCAGTAATATTCAGTTGAGCCAAGATCATACGTATTGTGAGCAGAGGTCGCAGTGTTCGGATGAATAGGAATAATGTGGCCGCGCAAGACATCAAAGTTATTGTTTACTTGAGCCGCGCGCGCCTTGGTGTTTGCAGTAAAATTAAAGAACGAGGTTATTGTTGCACTACTAGGCATGGGTCACCTCTTTTTCCATAAGATTTTTAAGACCGTAGTCTAAAAGCTGGTCGATAAATTGCTTGGGGTTATTAAAATCAGCATTGCCTGAAATCGGAAGCGACGTGTATTTGGTGCAAGATAGAGAGGTTATTTCAGAGCAAATTAATTCAGAGTCGTTATCATCAACGAACTTTTGTAGCCACTTTCCGATAACTGGGATGAAACCTACAAACTGACTCTCTGAGTAATCCTTGCCAAGATTGCCCTCTAAGAACCCTAGAAAGCGCTCAGGATGTACGCGCAAAAACGGTGTGATATCAAATTTATGTCGATAGAAGTGCGTCTGTAAAAAGCTAAGTTCTAACTCCTCATGAAATCCCTTTTTGCCAGTGGCATGGTAGATGAGATTTGGCTTAGAATCGTTTTCAAAATCAATTATATGACCAACGTGAGAATAGTTAGCGCCGATTCTATTCATTATGATTCTAGATTTTTTATCAACCACAAGTTCGCTTGAGGAAAAATAATATATTCTCAATTTTCCCCCGTACACATTTTGGCTTGGTATTCTTTAAGAGCAGTTATGTCAGACGGCGGTAGAGCATAGAAGCCATTACACTTTTCAAAAGGTAGCCACTCCTCTGGCTCATCAGAAAACTGAATCTGACAGGCATTTTCTTGAGACACAACTTTAAAGCGCCCGCATTTCCACTTCTGCTCTTTCTTATCAAAGGCAATAATGTGAGGGCTTAGCTTGGGAAACTGAGCACAATTAATCAGGCCTATTGCCATTAAGATGGTTGCCAGCGGCTTTGCCAATTTCATCCAAGTCCCCCGATTGTATTGCATCTTGCAATTTTTCTTCATTCTCTTTGCCGATATTCTCGGCCTTCTCTCCGGCGACTTCTCGCTGAATCAACCACGCAAGCTTGCCAGCTAACCATTCAAGAAGCCACGCGAAGAGTTTTTTGCCCATGTTACTTACCTAATGCTTTTTCAAGAATTGGCTTAACCCAGCCTGGCAGGTCCGATTTTTCTAAAAGCTTTCCAGCTAGTTCTTGAATCAACTCACCCTTGTCAGCCTCAAGAACAAGCTTGAGCGATAGGGATTGCTTTTGGTCTTTGTCTAGGTCTAAACCAACTGGCAATTCTACTTTGACGATTTCGCCGTCTACTTTGATATCTGGTTTCATTTTATCTCCTTTGCCTTATTAGGCGTTCTTCAATTCTTATCGTTCGTTCGTTTATTTCTTTGAGCAAAACACTTTGACGAGAAATCCGGTCATCCTGCTCGCCGTTCTTTTTCTCGGCGCCTTCTGCTATTGAGCGCGTGCCAGAAATATAAATAACGGTTACAACTAGAGCCGGTATTGCTATTGCGACTGCGAATATTGGGATTGTGGTTTTGTCGTTTATTGTTGCCATCTTAGACCCCATCCCAGTTTGCCATTCGAGCTCTGACTACAAATGTGAAGCCAATTTTACTGCTAAATGGAAAGTGGGCGCTTCCCTGAAGGTTGTACGCCCCAAACGCAGAAATAGCGCCAACCCTAAAGTGCGTAGTGCTGTATGCAAACAGTGAAACTGGACCTCGAGCCCCGCCATTGACTGCCGCATGACCGTAACCTATGTATGCATCTTGGGCCTCTGATTGATCAAGGTTTGTTAGTGTGCCAGTGTAAACCGCTTGAGATGAATCAAAGGCCATTCCGCTAGGAAGTTGGTACAAATAGTCACCAGATCCTGCAAGTCCGCCAGTTGTTCCATCAAATCTATAATACACTTCGCCGATCTGACCAAGCTTGATCCATTGAACCGAATCGGTCGTGGCCGATGATTTTGTTGGAGCTGTCGTTGTAGCGGTTACGCTGATGACACCGGCATCTGTAAGAATGTGTGGTTCATGACGTCGATGGGGTATCCAATTAGAACTATCAGACAACAGCTGAATGCTTTCATTCTTAATAGCTAAGGTTGTATAGGTAGACTGGTAGTAAACATAAATAATATTACTTAATGAGGCGTCCGTTTTCTTCACTTCGATTATTGCGCCGGACGCTCCTGTGGGAGAGTATGTTGTAACAGTAAAGCTTGCGCCGCTAGCTAAAATCACGTCATCGGACGTGCTTGCCGTGTAGGTTGATGTCGCAAGCACCACGTTTAAATCACCCGTGCTCGGCTCCATACTGCTTTCAACACCCGATGAATTCTTCTTATAAAGAAGACCATCATCTTTAAAATAAAGCTGGGAGTAACCGCTGGAAGGCGTCGCCGGAACACTGCTGGCGGTATTGTTGTACATGGTATTATAAAGATTATGAACACCACGCCATGAATGTCCTGCGGCCCCTAAGTCATAAGTGTGGCTCGGTGAGCTTGCCGCAGTGGGGTCCACTGGAATAATGTGGCCTCTAAAGACACTAAAATTATTATTTACCTCGGCACTCTTAATAATCTTTGGCGCGTTTGGAGTTGTCGCCGTGAAACTATAAAAAGCCGTAATCGTTGCCGAACTAGGCATTAGACCTCCCTCGCAACATATTTGTTTTGTAAGCTATCCAAATCCATTTCGATAGATAAAAACCGATACTCATCACCTTCTAGAATAATTGCATCACCCTTTGAGTTATCAAAAATAAGAGCCTGAATGTTTGAAGTTGTGGTGTCATCATCCCAGTAATTTTGATCCCAAAGAGACTCTTCTTTAAATTCAGTAGGGTCATATGTAATTGAAAAACGGTCGATGATTTCTAGATGCGGTATAAAACTAGTGGTGATTTCTATTTCATTTTTTAATGCTGAAACATCGTTGAAAATTGTTGTGGCAATTGTCGAAGCTGTCGCAGTATCAGGAATTAAAAGGTTTTGTGTTTCATACGTTCTAAGGCCCAAGACCCATGCACTACTAGCTGGCGAAACTGTGTAAGACCCCTGGTTTACAACGTAGCTTGTGACTGTGTCTTCACGTTCAAATTTAACCTTTACCCGTGAATAGTATTTAGTAAGCTTAGGTCCATACTGTGGAACCGTTCTAATAGTCTGGCCAAATTCGCCACTAAAAGAGCCTGCGCCATGAAACTCAAAATTAAGATCGGTGCTTGCGGGCGAGCGAGATACAAATTTAAATTTGCCGTCACCAGTAACGTAGGGAATAAAGTTTTCTGCCTCGGAAAGCTTTTCAATGATTTCCCAAACACTTGAGTCGAAAACACCTTCTGCTGTGGAGGTGTTTAAATCAGCATAAACTTGAGCCGTTGTGCTAATATCCCAATAAGTAATTGTGTTGCCAAAAAATGGTCTAAATAAAAAACCACCAGCGCCGTCTGTTTGATCCCTAAGCATAGTTACAAACTGACTTGCGGTTAGTCCCGTCGAAGTCCAGCCAGTCAAATTTCTAGCCGGGTATTCTTCAAAGATAGAAGTCAGAGGCTTGATATTAAAATTTATTTGGTTGTTATCAGAAAGAGGAATGTCTCCAGATAAGATGCCTGTGAAAACTGCGGCCTCAGCATCCCAGCAGGAGTCATCCCTATCCCATTCGGCCTCATCCCAGAGGGTGTTTCCGATGTATTGTTCATTTCGCCAAACGCCGTAGTCATTTTTGTAGCGCCGGTAAAAGCCAGCTTCTATTCTAAATAAGGTTCTTTGCTGATTTAAGTAACCCTTCCACTGGCTTGAATCACTTGTGTGTGGGTTATACCTTCCGTCTTCATTGTTAACGGTTAGCTTAAGTGTGCCGAAGGTAAACTTATTTCGTCTAACAGCGTCGGCTTGCTTAATGATTTTTCCGAATGATTTAACATCTCCAGTTATCTCAAACCAGCCATCCTCATAGTCAGCAGTCTGGGAATTCCTTCGCTTAATATAAGCACGTCTGAAAACATCGGTGCGGGCAGCTTTGATAAGGTCATGAACTCTTACCGTCATCCAGCGGACTCCCGAAGTTTAATTTTTCCTGAGAAGCCTGACGTTGATGCGTTGTCAGAATATTCTAGAAAGCTAAAATCACCTTCCCAGACAGAATCAAAAATGACGCCATCCCAGCCGGTCGTAGTGCCAAAGGGGCAAAATACAAATGTGTTTTGAAGTTCATAAATGTCCTTCAAATTGTCCCTGTCAGTTTCACTCAAATAGTCTAAGGAAATATCAAGAGCGAATTTTTTCCGAATGTTGTGAATGCGAGTTCCGCCATCTGACATTTTGTGGACAACCTGCTTAGATTCAATTTTTGGTTTATATCCACCAGCTTCTGGTAGTCGCGATAGAGTGTAGTAAGTGTCTGAAATAATAAGATTACCAAGACGCTTTTCTTGGTTTGCAGTCTGGGTTGTCTTCATGTCGATTGTTATTGAGCTGGCTTGAACTGTGCTAAATTTAAAATATAGGTTTTCTTGGGTGTTTGTAGAATAATTGGAAGTTGTTGTGTTTGCATTTAGAAGTGTAAAAGTGCTTGCCGTGGAGCCGTTATAAAAAACTGTGAATGATTTTATGTTGGTATCAAGTAACGCAATTCGTGAAATGCTTGTGGTATTGTCAAACGTGATTGTAATAGTTGAGATCGTGGCATCGTTATTAAGGCCATCAGAGAAGTACTGAAAGTACACGTCTGGGTTAAAGAGGTTTGCAACGGTTGTCGTATTAGAGTTAACCGTTATCATGGTCGTGGTGTTAATGATGTTAGGAGTTAGAAAATCCATCAAGATACCCCTGAGTCAAAAGCTACACTCTCACCATTTTGTCTAAGCTTTAGAAGGTTTCTATCTACCGCGCGCGCAAGCTCATAGGCGCTTGCCTCATCACCCAAGAGACCGCCATTAACAATGATTGTAATTCCCCCGCCGCCCATGCCAAACTCGCCAGCTCGGTCTAAGGGAATGACTGCCTCATCTTGTCCGCCCTCACCGATTGTTGCTTGAATACCGCCAGGGCGTGCTTTCACGATACCACCCTCAGCCAGTGGAATGCCTGCTACTTTAGCGGCTTGTGCTGCCATTGCTGCGCCCACAAGGCCAGCCGCTGCATAGTTAAATGGAGGTGGAAATGCTGACAGTGCGCGACCTACAGCTACGGGTGTATCAATAGCAATCTGAGTAAGAGCTGCGGCTTTTCCGATAGAGGCAAGGGTTTGGTTGTTAGAAGTTTGAAGCGTGGCAATTTTAGAAAATGTTGCTTGCCTGTCAGCAAGAGTTTTTTTATCCAGCTCTTCATTAAACTTGTCTTTATCAAGCTTGGCTTTTTTATCTAAGAGGTCATACTTCTCACGCAATAGCTTAAGCTTTTCTTCTTTATCAGTTTCAGCACGAAGCTTTTCTTCATTCCATTGAATCTGTAAGGCTAACTTTTCCTCTTCTGTGGCAGTGTCAAAAGCAATGTCCTGCTCTTTTTTAGCAATCTTTGCTTCCATGTCGGTGACGAGTTCTTGCTGAGCCGCTTGGGTTTTAATTTCTTGTTTGCGCTGAAGACTAGTGCGAAGGTCATTTTCTTCCTTAGCCAGGAGCAGTGCTTTGTTGTCTGCTGCGGCTTGATCAATAGCGGCCATGGCATCGGCAGCCGCTTGAGTTCTTTGAACTCCTGCCTCCTTAATTCCATCATAACCATTGGCAACAATTTCCTTAATGCTACCAAATCTACCAGCCATTGCGGCCTCTGTCGCAGCGACGGCAGTGCCTAGACCAATTCCAATTGTATCACCCAGGAAGGCAATCATGTTTGCTAACGTCGAAGCCACCTTGGAGGCAAAATTAAAAATGGTTACTAGCGTTTCAACTGTCGAACCAGCATTGGTTGCATCACCCGCAAGTTTCGTTAGGTGATTGGCAAAGAGAATAACGATAGGAGCTACCCGCGCGCCAATCTCTTCAAAAAGCTCATTGAACGTGTTTACAAGCAGCTTAAGAGCGCCCATTCCATTTGTGGCAGCGGCGGCCTGACCTCCGAACTTTCCATTTAACCCATCAATGACTTGGGCCATTTTATCAGCACTTGAGGCTGAAGCATTTACCTCAATGCCGTATCTTGTGAGAGCGTTTGTAGATGTACCTATTGATTTGCCTACAACCTCGGCAGCACTTGCTAGGTCCATCTTCTGGGCCGTAGCGAAGTCCATTATACTTTGAGTAAGCTCTTTTGTGATTTCTATTTGACCGATCTGTTGTTGTAGGGCCGCTTGTGCTGAGGTTATTTGGTCATCAGAGAACGTACTAACTCTAGCTAGGGCGTCTGCCTGCTCTTTATATCTTTGTGCGAGCTCACGGGAGTATATCCCGTTGTTTACCATAGCCTGGGTTAAGGCATTGGTGGCCTCTTCACCTTGTTGAAATTCAGCTACGGACTTAATTAAAACAGCAGACAGGCCAGCGAAAACACCGGCGGCAACCTCGGACAGCTTCTCAAAAGCCTTTCCGATTTGTTCGACCTTCTCTTCTCCGGTCGACTTAATCTTAAGCCATAACTCAGCTACTTTATTTGCCAACTAGCGCCCTCCGTGGCGTTTTGTCTTTGCTTCTCTAATGGCCTTTTCGTTGGCCTTTATCTCAGCTTCAAGTCCTACATTTGAACTCAACAAATCAAACTGAAATGCGTCCAAATCAGATTTCAAAAATTCACTCGGTCTTACACCATAACGTCTTGCCAAAAAGTCTATTTGGGCAAGCCTTTCGCGAGAGACGTAATTTGTTGATACTTTTTTTTTCCATAGGTGAAAGACATTATCTCTTCATGTAACTTTTCTACTGTCGTCCAAATGGCGAAGAGATCTTCGACGAAAATTCCTTCGCCTTCTTTTTTGAACGTCAATCTGGGGGAAACGACGCCAGCTACCAACACTTGAGAAAAGTATTCCTTTAATTTTTTTTCCGACGCCTTTCTTTCACTTGCATCGTTCTGCGTCTTATATACTGCGTAATTCTGATCTAAAATGTTCGAGCCATCGACAAAGTTAAGAGGGCTTATTTTGCGAATGACAAACCGAACCCCCTCAATGCGGACAGTTTTTGTTTCATTAAGGGCATCTTTTATAGAGCGCCCAATTAACATCCACTTAATCCACTTAAGCATATGAACTCGTTAAGTTGTTCACGAGCGCGCGTAGTGCGTACCCGCTAGAAGTAGGATCTCTAAGAACCAAGAATGAAACTTCAGAAGTTAGAAACTCATTAGGTCCGCCAATCTCTGGGTCTCCTGCGTCTGATACCTCAACCCATGGCATAGTAAGTTTGATGCCCTCTTTAACTGCAGAGCCCGTCAAAGTGTCGCCTTGAAATTCTAGCTCTGCTACTAAGCGAGTTCCGTTTTTCATAGCGTCGATTGCAGTTGTGGTATCAAAGCGAATTGTTGCCTTCAGCTCAATCTGAGCAAGTCCTGGGGGTAATACCGCCAGAGTGTCAGAGCCGATTCTGCGAGAACTTGCGTCAGCTTTAAGATTATTCTTAAGAACCAACTCAACACTTTGAACATGCCAAAATGAAGTTGTGGTCAATGCCCCTGTGGAAGTTTCCACACTAAAGCGACCATTTACAAAGCTTAAAGGAATCTGTGTTGAGGTAGACAGTGAGCTTGAAACGTCGTTAGTAGAGTTTGACCAATCCTTACCGATCAAACCAAAGTTCATAACTAGCGGCTCATCAATCTCTGCTGTGATTGCTAACTCATTAACCCGAAGACCTGAGTATTCAACAATCTTTGCACTTGCTGAGTCACCTTTTCGCATGTTGATCGAAAGGCTTGAGTAGGTCTGATCAAAGTTAGCAATGTTAATTGTGTGAGAAAAAGCTCCACCACCAGCAGTCTCGCCCGTGGCCGTTGCGGAAGTTACTGGACCTCCACCAAAGGCGTTAATGAGAAGGTAGTTTGCAGCTAGGCTTCGCGGAGAGTAGTAGCACTCAATCTCACCTTCCACAGTCCGACCAAGACCCAGAGAATTAGAATTGGTCCTGCTTGTTTGAATCTCTTCAAGAATCTTTCTTTCTTTCATTCCCTTTAAAGAGGCAGATAGAAAGTTAAGTCCTGCGGTGCCGGTTACATAGGTGCCGTATGTTGTCTCTCTTCCAATGGCTAAGTAACTTAAACCATTGATAAGTGCGCCTTGTCCTACAGCCATTGTTTATTACTCCTTATACTGATTGAGCAAATGCATGGGTGTGATCCACGTAAATGCCCTTTAATAATTTTTCGATTTGTGCTTTTTTATTTAAAATTTCTTTAAGTTGAGCGACCTGTTTTCGCACTGTCACTGCGTCCTCAGGCTTATGCTTGTACTGAATTTGCTCGGCTAAATTTCCAAAATACTTAGACCTTAAAATAGTCTTTTTGGTGCAATTAACCACAGGCAAATCAAATGTGGTTATGTATGTGGTTAGCCACTGCGCTGAAAATGCCAGATTGCCAGAGGTATAAGCCCAATCACCGTCGAGTGTTGTGATATAGGCATGGCGCATGTAGTTTGATTTTAGACCGCCGTCTGAATCAAAGGCGTAGTACTTACCATTGGCGCGCCAAGAATAATCGTAACCAATGAGTAAGATTTTGTCATAGCCAAAGAAGTTTCTTTTACCATCGTTATCACTTTGAGTAAGCAGAATGACCATGGCGTTAGAAACATTGGTACCGGCTGGGATAAAATTCTTACAGCCAGATATTTTCGAGAATTCTAGGTGAGAATTAATAATGTCTTTATTGATAAAGAAATAGATGTCTTTCCAGTTGCCGTTTTTAGTCCACTTAGGGTTTGCACAGACATTAACAAAGGCAATCGTGTCTTTTAGTTGATCCTTGTACTTTTCCATGTACTTTTCATAGTCCACATTAGCGTCGCAAACCACGCAGTAAGTAGGCGTGATGCCGTTTTCAAGCAAGTGTCCTAGAGTCTTATCACAGCAAAGAATGTCAACATTGTGCTGATAGAGCTTAATAGTCTCGATATGTTCTTCAAACGAAAAGCCATTTGCTACACAAAGAACGGCCCGCCCAATGCCTTTATTCTCAAAATCAGAGAATGGCTTCATTGGGAATTTCGAATGCTCAGCCGCTTGCGCGCGCCACTGCTCAGCCCATTGCCCGTAGGCCGCCTCACTCTGCATTCTAATTTGTTCTGCCTTCATATCTACTCCCCTAGTAAAAAAGCTTAGCGTTAAGCTTTAGTATTCCAGCGCGTAGATGAGTCCGTTCATCAAGCATCCGGTCGTAATATTCGACACTCTCCGGTATCGACCATTTAATCGAAGAACCAAAACTTGAGGGAATATAAGACCTCAAGGCTAGCTCTATGTTTTCCATTAATAAGTGAATTTCCTTGTCGGCTGGGTCCTCATCAATCGATGAGAAGTTGTCATTCCAAACGATGCCGACAATATCTAATTTCACATTGCCTTCGCGCTTGGCGTTCATCTGCCTTGCTGCAATGTCCTCAGATTCAATTTCTTTTGCTGTGATGTAGGCAGTTACTAGCGGAAATAAGCTTGCCTGCTGCTTAATGGTGTTAGGGTTTACCTTAAGAACTCGCTTCACCCTAGTTGTCATGCCGCTACTTAAATCAATAGGAGTGGCCGTTGTGGTGTTAGCACTTTCAAGCACAGTCTGAATTCGTTCTAAAATGTCGTTTAGATCTACTGTGCCAGCAGCACCACTTCCAGGGGCAATGCCAACTAATGTGCCTGTGATTGTTGTGCTGTTAATAACGTATGAAACACCACTTGCGACGTTCGAAGCACCGGGGTCAGTTGATAAAAGCGTTCCAGTTATAGACACACCGGCAAACGTATAGCCGATAGCGCTCTTTACATTTGAGGCACCTGGATTAGAGTAAACTGAGCCATCAAGGTTAGATACGTTTACAAGTGAAGTTCTACTTGCCCCGTTTAAAGAACCATTGCCGCTAACAAGAGCGACATTTGTAGGATCAATAACAGAATCCCAAATGACAATCTCATCAATCGAAGCTCCATTAAAGTTAATTTGTTGTGTACCATTTCCTAGTGAAATATCTGTCCAGTAATTCGTTGACCAACTCGATGACAACGCTGCCGACGGCGTTACTGATCCAAGTAGAGTGGCGTCAATATACACCTTGGCAGCGCTCGCACTATTGGTGCCGTCCCAGGCAAACACAACGTCATACCAAGAGGTTGATGTTGGCGACCATGCTCCAAAATTTGAAGCATTTAGGCAAAGAGTTCCAGCTTCATTTGTTGCCGTAGCTACCACGTTTCCAGCAGTATTATGCGAAAGCTCTATGCGACCAATACGCCCACTATTCCCGGTCAAGAAAGGCGAAAGAGGACGTGCCGCCGAAGGTGAGCCGCTGTATCCAGGCTTTACTCTTAACAGTAAAGACATCGCTCTACCGTTTGGAGTATTGTTAACGCCTGGCCAGTAGACTGGCTTTACAGAGTTATTAGCTGAGGCAACGTAAACACTTCCAGACAATGAAGTGCCATCAGCAGTGACGGTCATTAATCCATTAGGGACAATGCCGGTCTTTCCACCGTTAGAGTAGTAAGCATCAAAGCTGTTACCGCGAACGGCAAAAACTACTGCCAACTAGATACCCTCCTCTAACATAAATTGCAGCGTTTGTACGCTTGCCTTTTCCATTGCCTTATCTGATAGCCACATAAAATCACGCTGAGGAAGTTTGCCGTCACCCTCGTTGTGCCCCCACGCATACGGGAAATTAGATTTTGTTTTAGCGTCGTTAAACCAGTTAAAACCCTTAGATTTAATCTTGTAACTTTCAGGCTTAAAATTCTGCTTTAATCTTGCGGGAGACCTTTGTAGAATTTTTCCGTTAGCATCACCTCGTCTTTTCATGTGCTCAGCATAGATACTAGACCATGCAGGCCATGCGCCTTTTTCGCCCTTTTCTTGTTCGAAGTGATCCATAACGTCGCCATAAACAATGGCTGATAAAAGACCGACATACTTTTTCTTGCCGTCTTTAACTTCGGACAATTTTTTATCGAGGTTCTTAAAGAACTTTTTAACCTCTTTATCATCAAACGAAGCCTCAAAAGACATTAGTCACGCTCCGTTTCAATATCATCTAGCTTATCTGCATCGATAACCCAGTTAAGTTCATCGTCTTCATTAAATGTCGGCGTATAGTTTTCTGTGCCGCCAAGAACCCTATATGCAGTATTACTCATGTCCGCGATAACACTTCCGGCTGTGTTAATAAGATCAGCCTTATAATCGCGAATGAGTTCTAAGTTCTTGATGACTTGATCAATATATTTTTGCCCGCGCTCATCAGCATCGGACCCACCTCTAGACATATTCTTGTACATGTAGCCAACGGCTAATTGATTGCAGAGTGATTTAAGTAGAGGCGGAACAGCAGTTGACGTGCTAAATACAGACACGTCATACCGCTTTGATATGTATTTGTTTATTTCGTTTTCGGCATCAGTAATCAACTCAGTAGCTAAAGACGTAGTTAATGAATCGAAAGTTGTTCCGATCATTCTCGTCGCTAGACTTGTGGTTGTTGCATAAGTGCCGATAACTACTCCTTACTTGCCTTTTTCTTACTAAGGCTCTTGCTGTAGAGGTCTGCCATTTCTGCAACTTCTTTAGATAACATCTCTTTTATTTGCAGCTCAGATCCCTCTAGCCATTGCCCAGCTTCTTTCCAGTCTTCAATAGCTATTTTAAGGCCATCAACATGGGTCTTCTTGCTGATGTTTCCTATATAGGACTTGTAAACGCCATTATGCTTAACCATGGCGCGCAGGACTTTCTTTCCATTTAGAAAGAAGAAAACCTTTTGAAACTTTTTAGCGAGTTTCTCAGCCTCGGCCTTTTGCTTAGCAATCTTCTTTGAATGCTTAAGCTTTTTAAGGTCTTCAGCGTCTCTGATATTCACATTTTCTAACTCACTCATAAAACCTCCATTTGGGAAGCCGCCCATGTGAGTGCATGAGCGGCCAGGTTATTAAATAATATCTTTGATCAGGTAGCCGGTAAGAGACGCAACAACTTGAGGCTTGAATTTGATTTCAACCTCGTAAGCTTTTGCATTTCTTTCCTCATCAAACCAACTTCGAACACGTGGCTTGCTGCTCATAAATGTGTAACCACAGCTAGGAGCTTTTAGACCTGGAGATGATGGCTTCCATCCGACGAAAGAAACGTCTCCATAGAAGTTAGAGATAACAGGTGCCAAACCTTGATCAGCTGTATCTTGTACAGCAGTTGGTACGTGCATTTCTGCAAGACCAAAAAGCGCAGCAATCATTTTCTCGGAAACTTCGCTAGAGGTGTACTTTACGCGGTCAAGGATAGACACATGGTTCTTAGCTGCAACAAATCCGTCGCGTGGCAAGATACCAAAATTAGGTGACTTACCAGAGTTAGCAATGATTGTTGAAGCTGCCGTGTCATACACAGGGACCGGGTCAGACACGGTCGTGTTAGCGTTGAAGGCGTTTGTTGAAGCAAGCGAAACATTCAATGACCAATTGCTAGTTGTGAACAAGTTAGCAACTGAGAGTTCGATTCGACGATAAATAGCGTCTGTCAAATTCTCGACAGTATCTACAGCGAGTGAACCTTGGTCGTTGTTTTGCTCCTCATCCACACCAACATAATCCTTAAGAGCATGTTGCTCCAAAGAATATGAAGAGAATGAAAATTCAAAACCGAATTCTCGCGCAACACCCTTAGGCGCACGCTTAGTCTCGGGCACTTTAAACACACGGTCATAAACACGATACTTGTCATCATCTTTAGTAACCATGAGCTGTGGAAATACCTTGTCCCAGATATATTCTGAGTTTTTGTATTGCACAGACGCATTTTGAATAAGCTGGGGAACGTGTAATTGATTCTTTAATGGCATATTCTATCCCCCTTACACATTTCTCGCGAAACCAGGCATGATCAAAACGTCTGCAATTGTTCCGGTAGCATCTACCTTAGGACCAATTAGTACGCCGATGTAAGCACTGGAAAGCGTTAAAGATGTTGTGGTGTTTGCGATTGTTCCGAAGGCAATCCCGCGACCGCTTGAATCAGCGCCGACAAGTTGTCCAGATACGCAAGTGTCATTGAAATATAGCTTTGCGATACGGCCAGGGCCAGCCACAGGAATTGAAGCTGTCGTGTCTAGAACTGTATCGAGCGTAATACCAATATATGGTCGTAAATCATTCTCAGGGTACGCCACTGTATTTGCGGAGCTTGAAAGGGCTGTAACAACCCGGTAAGCGGCAAGTGTGGCGGCCACTTTAAATGAAAGTGGTGCAATACTCATATTTACTCCTTAGATTTCTTAGCTTGTTCGTTTAGGATTGCTTTCGCAGCTTGGCCATAAGAGCACTTGTGCTCAGCCATGTACTTGCGAACTTTTTCCTCTTGTTCTTTTTCATCAGCCTTGTAATTCTTCTTTTCGCCCTCTTCAGAACTTTCATCGAAGTTAACATCTAGAGAGGCTTTATGAAGTTTAAGGACTTCCTTCAAAAGAGCTTGTTTAGTAACGGTTTCTTCCTTTTCATCTTTTTTGATTTTGTATTCTTTCTTCTCAGGGCCAAGAAGCTCAGTAACAAAAGTCTTCATTGAGGGGGCAATGAGCTTTTCACTTTCAAGCTCTGTTACAAACTTCTCAAGCTCAGCTTTTTCGGCTTGTGCCTTAAGCTCATTCTCGCGCTTTTCGGCATCAGCCTTGAATTTTTTAAGCGTCTCAATTTCCTTTGCAGACTCTTCTTGTTTTGCTGTGAATTCTTTAAGTTGCTGTTCTTTTAGATCAGCCGCTTCCTTGGCTTGCTTAAGCTCTAGCTCAAGCTTGATTTCTGCCTCTGTCTTAGACATTGTCATTTCCTTTCGTGGAAAAGTTTGGTTATTAAATTCGATAGCTTCATAAACTTTTAGTTCGTCAAATTCTGACTTTGAGTACATCGCAAGAATGTCGTTAAGATTGCCAACGCCTGGCATATCGGCACCAAGAAGTGCTACTGCGCCAAGGGCGCGCTTATAGATTTTGTTGTTAACCTTAAGATTCCAAAAGATCTCAGCAGAGACCTTTTTATAGGCGCCCGCTGTAACTAGCTGATAAACCTTTTTAGGGACATCAACTAGGTCAGCCATCAGCTTTTCGCCTTTGATGTAGAGCTTATCAACATAGCCAGCAGCAGGCAGACCGTCTTTTTGTAGCAGGGATTGCTTCTTATCGTGGCCAAGTTTTACATGTGGGTTGATGCCCGTCTTGGCCTCATTGTGGGCGGTGACCATTTCCTGAAGGTCGTCCATGGTGTATTCATCACCATTCCATGTGCCCTTAGAGAAAATCTCAACGCCGGGAATATTATATTTTTCCATTATTTTACCGCAAACCCTTCCCCTACGTTTTCCTCGATGAACTTCTGAGGAGACATCCCTTTAATGCTTTCGGTTTCCTTGAAAGCTTCATACTTAGTGATAGGGATTAACGTAGATCGACAGTTAAAGTGCATTGGCGGGATTGGCTGCTCACCTGATTTAAAAATCTTGCCATGGAGACCACGACAAATTTCTGACGTGCGGTCATCAAGAATTGCTGAGTACTGGTAAGCTGCAACCACGCCTGAATCTTCGAAAAATTCTAAACGGCCCTTGTTAAGCACTTCCGTGTGCTTAGTCCTTGCGAATCTCTCCAAAGAACTGCGGGCCAAGCTCTTCCCTGAGTCGTCTAGAACGTCAATTACAGAGGCAAGTGATCTGCCATCTTTAATTGCGGCTACTAATTCGTTTCTAACTTTTTGCAAAATCTTGTATTCGTAGTCGCCAACATAGGCGAATGTTTCAGCCTCTAGCACCTCTAAGAACTTCTCAGAAGTAATCGGCGCTCTAAACTCAGACTTATAAAGCTCTGCTTGGGCTTGAGTCTGTCCATCTTTGTAGATACCCATAAAGCTAGACTTTAAGGCCTGCTTAAGTGCCTTTAGATCCTTCAGTTTAAGGTCATCAATTCGCTCAACTTTTTGAGAGGTGAGAATTTTCTTTTTCTCAATCTGATCGTACAGGTCAGCAAACTGCTTTCTGATTAAGCCCTCAACCTCATCCTTGATGGATTGATCATAGTCATCAAGCTTGTTAGCAATAGCCTTGAAATCTACCTTCTTGTAGTAGTCCCCCGGGACCTGGTCGAAGATTTTTCCGAATTCTGCTTTTTTGTTTGCTTCTGCCTTTGGCGCTTTTTCGGCAGCGTCTTTCTCGTCGCCTTTATTCTTTGCCACATTGGGCTCTTCTTTAGGCAAGGCCCCTGGCATTCCGTTTGGCATTTGTCCGGGCAATAACGGATTCGGTTGAGGTTCTTCAATTTGTATCTCACCTTCAGGAAACTTAACCAGCTTTCTAAAGTGGTTGATTTCCTCATCGTTAGGCTTAAATACTTTTGCCTTAATGGCCTCAAGCCATGTCTTGGCAAACTCTGTGGCTTGAGTGTCATCAATTGGTTTAAACTTAAATTTCGGATAAGCCTCTTGAAAGCCAAAGTTATAAACAACTAACGGCTTAACTAAATGAGTGTTAACAATAAATTCTAAGGACGCGCGTGCTCGCGCAATATGCATAAGGAAAATTGAGATTTGATCTTTTCCTAATGCATGAGACCCACCGCCAGTCTCTCCACCACTAAAGCCCAAAAGGTCAGGAATAAATAAAGCACGACCAATAAACATATTAAAAATGTTAATAGCCTTGTGATATGCCTCTCCGTTTGTTTTCGACTCTAGAAACTCAACCTCTAATTCCTTTGGAATGGTGATTGAGGTTTTGCTTTGAAAGTTTTTAATAATATTGTGAATCTTGGTAACGGCAGATTCAGGTGCATCTTTATGATAGCGAGCGACTGGAATTGGCTTGGCTGCACTCTCTAAGTATATGGCGTAATAGCGAATGACTTGGCGCTTAGCAAACCAAGCATTATAGGCAGCGCGAAGGTCGCTCAAGCCATAAGGATTTTGAAACTTGCGATTATTCACGTAGTGAATTAGCGCTTTAGGATTAATATCAACAAAGCCATCAGAGGTGTTTTGCTGATACTTGGTAACATTTCCCTTATCATCTTGATGAATGAGCCAAGAGTTTGGGTGACGGGTTCTAAGGGCTTTTAGTCTAAGTTTACCCTCATCATTAACCTTAAAAATCTTTTCAGTGAGAGAAAATCCAAACTCATGCGCTGATAAAATTTCCTCCAGATACTCTGAAAAAGGAACTTCACACTCATCACCAAAGGCACACTCCAGATCCTTAACAATTTCTTCTTGCGCCTCATCCTCTGAAATTATTGTGTGCCCTGATCCAATGATTAAATCTTTTTTAAGATTAGAACATACGCTGATTTGGTCATCCTTGAGCATGTCCTCATAAATCGCGTAATCACCAGTTTTCTGCCAAAGATCATCTGGGTTGTATGGAGTTTTGTATGAATCTGGAACTAGGGGGGATTTAAAATATGATGCTTCAGCACTTCCGGTATAGACCTCGGAAATTAGGTTTTCACTATTGGAGCTTTTAGGATCAACCGTTTTTTGTTGTAGCTCTGCCATGCCCCTCTGTGCTTCATAGTAATATTTTCTTTTCTATTGAGTCGTAGAGATCAAGATTGCTGCCCGATAAACACAATTGAAGAGCTATTGAGGTCGCCACAACAAAGTCGTCGTGCTTATTGTCAGCAGCTTCTATTTTTCCGCCGTTATTAATAAGCGTCAAACATTCGGACAAAATATACTTTTCGGATACATTTAGGTGTCTATTTTCAACTGCATCAATGAAGGCGTTGATCATAATTGGCCTTGTCACTGCGTCGGTAACCCAGCCAGGTCGCAGGTCTTTTTCGCCACTCTCTTTGTTAGTAACTCTGTGGAAAAGACTAGGATATTTTAAATACTCTTCTAACTTTAAAAGAACAGCATGTCCGTGATTGTTTCTCTCAACGGCTAATTCAGGTAAGCGTCCTTGTGATCCTTGAAACTTTCGGCAAAATTCATCTAGTTTTTCTGCAAACTCTGACGGCTTCCATTTATTAGAGTTGATAACTCCGACAACTTTTAAGTTCTTAGCATCAATCATGACTCCCACAGAAGAATCGCCGCCAACGCCTTCTGCTGTATCTGCTCCGCAGACATAGCGTGCGTGCTTATCTACCGAATCATAAAGACGCATCCAACCGTTATCAAAAATAGGTGCCTGCGCTTTATCCATGAGGTCTTTAACGACAAACAAATCCATGACAGCTTGTCCAGAGGCTAAGAAACATGTTCGGTCATCCTCAGGATATTCCTGCTCAAAGGTAACTCGCACCTTATCGTGCACAGACGCCTTAAGCTCAGCGCGCTTATGGCGGCGAAATGCTATTTGTTCGTTGTCGATCTTGAGATTAAAAAGCCTAAGAGCTTTACCTATAAACTCAACTTCCTCATCAGTAAGCTGCATGTTTTTAGGCGCTGGCATCCTGTACTGTGGAAACATAAACCAAGGGAAAAACAGTTTTTCATATGGCTGGTCAGGATCATTCCACATTTCATAAAAGAAATTGCCCATGCCATTTGGAGTGGTCTCAATATCAACTTCCCCGTTTAGGGGCACTGCTTGTAGTGTTGCTTTAAGTCGGGAACTATCCTTCATAAACGCGGCTTCAGATACATGTAGAATCTGGGCCGTATCACCACGCACCTCTAGGTCGCAATAGATACGAGAGTTTATCTCAGGGAAGTACATTTCAAACTTAGAGCCTCCACCACGGTCTAACACTGGCTTTATATCATCAGGCATAAACTTGTATGCGCGCGTAGGTATGCGAAAAAGCTTTTCAATGGCGTCTTTTTCATGAGCAATGATGGCGCATGTGGTGTTTGGCCTGAAAATAGTTTTATCAAACTTAGTTATTAGCCTCTCGGTAGAGACGCCTATCTGACGAGATTTCAGAATCATGCGGCGTTTAGATGGGCACGCTGCAATTATTCTTTGAGCAATGTTGCGCTTTAATTTAATGCGCTGACCATTTTTATCTACAATCTGATAGAGGTTTTCAACCCGCCAATTTGGGTCAAGAATCTTGGCTGTGTTCAAATAGACAATCCGTTATAGCAATGGCCTCTAAACAAATAATTTCATGATCAGTTTTCCCAGGATATTTATCAGTTAAACTTTTTGGCATTCGCTGCATGAGAGAATTAGCAAGACACGCTGTCATATGAAAGAGAAGGTAGTCATAACGACTCATCCCTGGGTCTTCAAGCTTAGCGCCCGGGGCTGTGGTAACCGGGAAGGCTGGTTTGTTCACTTAATAGCCCGAAAGTCAGTCACAATACGCCAGCCAACAATCTCTTTGCCATTCATTGTAGGGACCCAGCGCTTAGCGGCCTCAAGACTTTTCCTTGTCCTTTTTTGCTTCTTTCTCATTGCCTTTGTAATCATAAGCACCTTCTATTTGTGGAGAGTCGCCATTTTCTATCTCTTCGATAAGTTTGGTTAACTGAAAGTGAATGCTTCCACGGTTGTTTAAATCGATTTCTTCTTTAGGCTTTCCGATAACTCGGTTTAGTACCTCTTCGGTTGAGCCTGATAGCATTTGCCGAGCTAACATTTTTCTAATCATGGGCTGATCATTGTCGTGCGCTGAAATTTGCTCTAACTCTGATTCAGACATTGCCCACAAATATTTAAACTCATCTAAAAGCATTTGCTTAGAAGCCTGACGCCATTCGCGTTGTTCAAGTGTGAGCTTTGGCCGCCCATTAGGATTGCCCGTCTGACCTGGCTTCCACTTCTTAACTGGCCAGTCAGGACGCTTTGGCATTTGAAATTCCCTGCATTCTAACTAGTGATGCGCTTATGATTTGGCTGACTCGGCTTTCATCAATATCAAAAATCTCTGCAAGCTCACGGTTTGTAAAACCCCATATCATTGAAAGTTTGACGATGGCTTTTTCACGTTGGCCATCAAGCTTTGACATGAGCTTAGTAGTGTCGATTCTTGCGTCTAGGCTTTTCCTTGGGTCATAGGAAGCGGCCTTGATAAGCTTATCTTGTTGTTTCCATCCAAGAACACTCTGATCATAAACCCTAGTTTCAGAGGACTTGTTGCGCTTATCTCCAAATCTCTCTCTCAAGTAGTCACACACATGCCAAAATAGATGCAGTATGTTTCCACGCTCTAAGGCTTTTTGAAACGTACCGTTGACCATATCGTCTAACTCCGCAGATGAAATGCCAATGCTTGCGCCATAACGCTTAATCGTTCTTTGAAGGACTTTGATTTCATCGTCTGAGAGTGAGGAGATGGGTTTCAAGCCGCAATTCTCCTCTCAGCGATTTTGACATATTCTTCATTCATTTCGATGCCGATGAATTTAAAGCCAAGGTTTTTACAGGCCACACCTGTACTGCCTGAGCCCATGAAGGGATCAAGGACGGTGCCGTTTGGTGGAGTGACTAGCTTGATGAGGTATTCCATGAGCTTCACGGGTTTGACGGTGGGATGGACATTACCTTCGCCACGCTCGCGCTTTGAAGCCTTGGCGACATAGAAGAAACGGGAGGCTCCTATCTTATCGTCGCCATACCTATGATCGGCCATGCGTTCTCTGCTTCCATGTTCGGCTATACCAAAGTCACCAATATGCTTTTGCCTTGGCCTGGCTTTTCCAGCAGAGTGAATTCCACCAGCAATACTCTGCTCGTCCAGCAATTTTGCGGCTTCTTCATCAAAGAGCACGTTCGCTGGCCAGCGGCCTAGAGCAGGCGTGACTGAGCCTTTACCGCCGTTGCCCCAACCAGCAACTGCGCCTTGCGATGAGTTGCCCGATCCGCTCGGCGTGCGCTCGCCATCGGCGAGTCCAATCCTGCTCACATCAATATTCAGCCCGCCAACTCCCCACTTCAGCACATTCTCAGCAACAGTGAGACCTTTCTCCAGAGGCTTGCGAGCTAAACATATCGGCTCGTTAGCTGGCTTTAGAGCTGTACCCCAGCCCTTGAAATCGCCCTCTTTGATGTTGTGAGATTTTGGGAATCCTTGCCCGTACAGCCAAGCAAGTTGGTCTCTAATCTCAAATCCAGCATCTTCAATTCTAACAACACCTCTGTGATAAGTGCGCGTGCCAAAGAAAGCGAGCAGGTGTCCACCTGGCTTCAATACTCGTAAAGCCTCACGCCAAATTTCAGTTGATGGGACGTCATAGTCCCATTTCTTACCCATAAAGCTAAGGCCATACGGCGGATCTGTCACAATCGCATCCACGCTATTGTCCGCAAGCTCTTTCATTCTGATTAGGCAGTCGCCGTGGAGGATCATGAATTCCCCTTATCCAAGAAATGCCCCATCTTTTCTCTACGTAATCGAATTAGCTTTGCCGCATAACGGGCATTCATAAGATTAACCACGGGCACAGAAGTCCCCAATTTCTGAGCAACTTCCAAGGGCGTGAACCCTTGCGACATATACGCAAAGACCTCATGGTCTTTTCCAAAGGGCACTGTCAGCACTTCAGAGTGCATTATTCACCATTGCCATAAGTTGTACACGGGACTTAACTTTGCACTTCTTAAAAATATTGGTGAAATGAAACTTAACCGTTTTCTCAGTAACGAAGAGAAGGTCGCCAATTTCCTTATTGGTAAGTCCCTTATTACAAAAAAGCTCAGCCACTCGATATTCACCAGGGCTTAATCCGTGCTTTGCAAATAGCTTTCTTAAAGAGATGTTGCCGTCTATGCGCTCCTGGACAAGGTTTGCTGCCTCTTCTTTTATAAGCTTTCTCAGCGTTTGACGCTCTTGAGGGGTTAATTCTTGATTAGGTACAAGCGGCTCAATGCCTGGGGGAAGGGCGGTGTGCATCGGTTTCCTTAAATACTGTGAGAGGGTTTTAAATAAGTTCATGGCATAATTTAAGCAACTCACACAGGTTCTATAAAGCGCAGACTCCATTTTTACATTTTGGAGTACAAAACGTATCTCTTGCGGATATAATTTTTTATGTTGAAAATGACAGCAATGTATAGATACGATTTATACATGAAATTTAATATTGACGAACTTATACCCCAAAACTTGTCCGGAAAAGTGCAATTTCGAGTCACAAAAAACGAAGAAAAAAGATTTTCTAGTTTAAAAAAGAGACTCGCAAAGGTAAGCCCTCATGGACGCATCTCTCACTTTGCAAGAAAATATGTTATCCAAATGATGGATGATCTTGAAATCATTGTGAAAGAAGCAGAAGAACAAGGACAAAAAAATGCAGTTTCAAGCGGCTTTGACCTCCCAAGAGGCGCTGCCTAGATTACTGTTTTTTTTCTGATTTGTCGGCTGATTTTGGGTTCATTTTCACCGACTCAAGCTTTCGCTGAAGTCTTGCATCGACCTGTTCAAAGAGTAAGTTTAAGCGCTCCCAATTGTTCATTTTCTTAACGTCTTTGAGCGGAAACTTCTTATCAGAATTTTTCTTTTTAGTAGCCATTAACGTGCTTACCTAATGAACACCTGACATTAAGTCACCAGATATTTATTATTTAAGAATATGTCAGAAAATAAACCGCGCATTATTTTGTGGGATTTAGAGACGCTTCCAAACTTGCTTGAGGCTTTAAAGATTTGGCCAGGGATAAGTAACTATCCAGGGCTGTCTTTAAAGGCCACTATTAACACAATTATTTGCGCTGGCTGGAAGGTTCTAGGCGAAAAAGAAACTCACTGTATAAGCGCCTGGGACTTTAAAACGCGCTGGAAGAGAAACGTGAACGACGACTACATGGTTTGCAAAGAGCTCTACAAAGTTCTTAAAGATGCTGATGCTATCGTCACTCATAACGGCAAAAGGTTTGACCTACCATTTCTAAAAACCCGCTTAGAAAAACATAACCTGCCAACTCTACCTAAGACTTTGCGCCACATAGACACATGCTCGGTCTCTAAACAAAACCTCTCACCTTTTAATAACCGCCTAAACACTCTGGGAGAGCAGTTTGTTGGCGAAGAAAAAATGGGGCATGAAGGCTGGCCAATGTGGGTGAAGGTTTGGCATAGAGACGCTGTCGCTCAAGAAAATATGAAACAATACTGTATGCAAGACGTGCGGCTGTTAGAAAAAATATATCTCAAGCTTAGAAAGCATTCTGATAAGGTTCCTAATCACGCTCTTTTTGGTGATAACATTCACAAGAATTGTCCCAATTGTGGAAGCGTTTCAATAACGAAAGAGGGCCTGCGTCCTGCTGGCAAGATTCTTCGGCAGCGCTGGCTTTGCAAATCGTGTGGCACCTATTCATATGAGAAAGTTAAACAAGAAAAACCAAGGCTTGCGGTGTGATATGTCCTATCTGCATGGGCTGGATGCTTGAAACTACTAAAGGCATTCGTCGTTGCAGTACTTGTCGCTACACAATTAAAACAAGGCGAGTGCGTCGGCGCATGCAAGGTTCTAAACTACGACGGCGGTCACTTAAACCAAAAACAAGAGTGCGTGTGCGAGACAAACATGGGGCCGCTGCAAGAGTTTCTAAAAGGCTATAGGCAGCGAAGAGTTGTGAATGAAGAGCCGGTGTTGACGGTTACTATTCCTGAGAAAAAAGAGCCATACGAGTTCCCGACCTATTGACCTAAATCAGGTTCATATCGACTAAAATTTAGTTCGTTGTTAGGGGACGCGTTTCCAATGGCCAAGGGCGACTAAAGCCGCAACGCAAATGTCTTCACACTTATCTTGAATTAATGGAATCGGTTGAAATTTATGAAGCACCTCACTCATTTGATAACTCGGAAGTTGCTCTGTAAAGCGCTCCCAAATTGCTTCGCCCATTTCCTCCATGGCATCAATAACTAGCTGAGAATCACCTGGGTTTGTTGAGTAGTGCGGAACATACCTATGAACGCCGTCGATAACTGACTTACCTTCCTTATCAACTTCGCGCTTGAAAACATGCTGTTCAATTAAAAAGTCTAATGGCCTACCAGCTTGCATGAGCCTCCAAACCAAGCGACCCCTGTTCAATTACGTTGTTGGGGCCGCTGTCATTTACTTACGTGATTTTGTTTTTGTTGTCTTGCGTTTTTTGCTGGTCTTTTTTGTGGCCACAGTGGACTCCTTTCTTTTGTCATGCGTTGATGGATCTAAAATGTAATGGTCATTGCGTGCTTGTGCCTGGGTCACACGATCCCCTCTCGTTCGATCATATCTGCGAGTTGCTCCATTTGTTTGGAGCTCGCTTCTCTGAGCGCCCACAAAATCTGCTCCTTAGTTACACCCTTACGAATTGGCTCGATGAGCAGCAGGCGAGCTTGATGCGTATGTTCCTTATTTCCAGGACTGCCGATTACAAAAGCATAGTCTCGCTGTAATTCTTTGCTGATGTTGTCAGATTTAAACCCGACCACAGGCGCTTGCTCAAGCATTGCCTCAACGTCGCGAGCAGGTATCATATAATCAACAACATCAATCTCAGGATACTGGCTAATAATCGTCAACCCCGCAGCTTCACATAGTTTGTATTTCACAACTTCTCCCTTTGAAGGCCTGCCTTCATTATCTCCAGCGCTTTTATAAAGCGATCTATATCATCAGTAGATATGCGGAGATGCCCGCTTCTCATATTGTCGAGCTTCCATTTTTTATTACTGATCACAACTCCAATAGGCTTATAAGTGCTGTAATCTTTGCCTCTTATTTCCTTTGTCCACTCGTCAAGCTCATAGCCTTCGAAGTCGTCTCCTGTTTTTATTGGCGACAAAAAAAGATTGCTCACTCATCCTCCTGCATATGCATTCTTCCCCCGTTAAATTTGATTTCAGTTTTCAAACGCCCTCGCTCGCGTGCAATTTCTTTAAAATCCATTATGGTCGTGACCAATGAGGAGTGCGCTCCAGTTTGGTCACTTAATACAGCTCTGTCGTCATTTATCATGATAATTTCCATTACATACTTGAGTTTGCGCTTGAGCCAATTCAGGTTCATAAATCACTGGGCTAATTGTACATCCGTAAATCTTTTTAGTTTCCTCATCGGTTGATGTCCTGAATTTATCTCCACCGCACAGTTGACATTTATAATCATGGGGCTCTCCGTCTCCATAGAGACTTTGTGTTTTTTTGTCCTGCTTATTAAACCACGCTACAAATTCTGCGCTTTCCTTTACCGCATATTCCTTAGTGACAGCGAAAGAAATCCAATTGCATTTAATGCAGGTGACATTCATAACTCAGCCTCGCTCTTTGTAGTTATTCCGATAAACGCATAATCGATTTAAGAGAATAATCACCCGCCCGTTTTTTCGTCTGCCGATAATTCGGTCAGGCCAGCCTCTCGCTTAGCTTCTAACCAGTGCTCATGATCTTCCTGTGTCGTGATGATTGAATCAGCTTTCTGCACGAGATCGCGAAGGCGCTGGATGATCTCACCGCGCTCGTGAAAGTCTCGCTCAATGATGCTGACTAGAGACTTCAACTTCTCATTTTCGCGATAAAGATCCATTGCCTTAGAGTTACAAAGCTCAACCGGCGAGTCGCAGTTAAGGCATGTGCCTATTCGCGCTTTGTCCACTTTATCCTTGAGGGCAACATTCTCGGCTCTGAGTCGGTCGTTGTCGCTTCTGACAATCTCATGTAGGTATCCTGGAAGGTTATCGCCCAACTCTTTTAATTCCAGATTCTCCTTGGTGACGGCTTCGAGCTGGGAGCGGAGTTCGGCAAACGGATCGGGCAGTTCTTCTCCTGGATTTATTACTGTCACACGTTCTCCTTGGTAGAATATCGGTTGTTCAAGATAGCGTCGATCCCAACAATCTCTAGTAGGTTTCGCTCTAAGCCCTGCGCTGACTCTTCTGCCCAATCACGCAACCACTGAATGTTTCTCTCGGCAGCATCGATATAAGTTTCGTTATCTTGCTTTTGCATACAGTCGAAGCTTGTAGCATTTTTATACTTAGCTTCGAAAATCTTGAATTGTTTTTCTGTCACACGCCTCCCAAAGCCGCGCGTGCGCGTTCCCCATCATCGATAACCGCTGTCTCTATCAAATCGTTTTTGAAAGTCGGTCGCTCTAGATGTTTGCCGTCTGCGTAGAATTCTAGTGCCTCAATAAGTAGGCTGTTACGTTTCTTCTCAGATAAAAATGCTTCTGTATATTCTTTAAGGTTGGCGAGAACAGAGTCGTGGCGCTGGCGTTCCCACGCCAACTCCGTCTTGCCCTTCTCAAGCTCAGCCTGGAGCGCGAGGTAGGCTTGCTCATCAACGTAATGTTTTCCCCTGAAGGCGCGACTATCCTGACAAGCTATTTCGATCCAGCTATAAACTCTCGGCTTTTCACTCACACCCAATCTCTCCTTCGTCTTTAGCGAGTTTATCCATCATAAGAAAAAACTGACCAGCAATATGGTACGGGTCTGATGGCAATGCACAGAGAGCCCTTGCTCGCTCACGAACTACGCTATCTGGCTGCCCGCTAGTTAATGCAGAAGTCAGTTCCATGTTTGCTCTTGCTCTTTCCAAAAGAGCTTCACCAATTTCCTTAGACGTCATGAAATGATCAAATGCTACTTGAAATGATTTTCTGCGTTTCACTCAATCCCCTTTCGTGCCTTTGCGGTTTATCGTTTTGGATTTTCTTTCGCCATGATGAAAGTTGGTTTTGCGTTGAAACCGTTGCCATCAATGTGGCTGATCCCAACGCAAATAAAATTCCAGCCGTTTTTTACTAGCGCACTGGCTTCCGCGTCTGAATAGACCGTTTTAACTTCCTGGTAGTCCAATGTTTCGTTTCCTGGTTTTTTGACCTTTACTCTTGTTGCCATTTTCTCTCCTTCTCTTGAGTGCCTTTGCGGCGGTTAAGCTTCTCGATATTGTTTATCCACTCACGAAGCTTCAAAAGCTTCCGCATAGAGTCGTTATCGATAGCGCCAAGATACTGACCGTCATGATCAAGCCGGATATAAGCGTTCTTAAATGAGTCATCCCCATCGAGAATCAAAGCCATTTCCAAAGTGCCATTTGCCGATTCAAATTTAATTCTTCCAGCGATCCCCCTGAGCTTGGGCTTGGCGTGTTTCATAGCCACCCCAAAAATTCACATGGAAAGCAGTAATCATTTAAAAGCGTTTCATATTCCCACTGAGAAGAAAACCATTGAGCTTCACCAAAAAACTCTTGGCTGCACATTTCGGATGAGCCCCACATTGGAGCAATTATGGGCGAAGGGTAAACAACTCTGAGGTTGATATCAGTTTCGCTATGAACAACGGCCCACAAGCTAGGACGCTTTTTCAACTGAGCAATAGTTGGCTTACGTTTGAGCTTGGGCTTGCGGGTCATAGGGCACCAATCACAATCCAGCCCATCTCAATGCCGTATTCAATCGTTGACCAAACTACTTCATTCGGCTCCCAGTTTTGTTTTCCTGGAATCCAAATTCCTATCTCATCCATTCGCGGGTGATACATTACGAGAGTCACAGTCCCTCCCACATTGCGCGTTCCATCGATGACATTCCACAAACGGAGCAAGTAACGCTTCCACCAGAGCAGCCGACTTTTTCAGCTTCGTCTCTGTCTTGAGTTACGCCGCCATCGCGAGTGAAATAAACAACCGGCCCATCGTCATCGCACTTGTGACTTCTATCTGGACCGCAAATGAAAACAGTTGCTTCGTCAGCCATTCCCCCTCCTCTCGCGCCATGAGGCGAGGGCTTGGTCGAGCTCTTGGAGAATTGATCCAAGCGGTTTCCCCGTCAGCATGCAGTCGCGAAACTTATCTGACTTCTCCGCAAGCTGGTCGGCCAAGGCCTTCTCGTCCTCATACATGTCAGCCTTCTGCGCTAGCCCGTCATAAGTGCGAAGCTGTGCATCTTTGAGCACGCGCACTTGTGCCTTCAGCATGTTGTATTCATCAACGCTGCCTTGATATGGAGTGCGCGAGTCATTCAATCGTGAATTCAGATGCTCGATATCTTCGAGCGCTTCAGCTAGCTCTTTTTCTTTATCCTCGAATAAATTTCTGATCTGCTCTTCAGCAGCAACTCTGGCTTCATATGAGGGGTCAAGTTTCATTTCTAAGAGTAGTGTTTTTAGGTCACTCATACATTCCTCCCCACAAAAGCCACACACACTTGCATGCACCAGTGAACAGCTAGCACGGCTGAGAAGTAGAAAAGGAAACGGAAGGTGACGGCGATCTTATTCATGGCTTCACCTCGAAGGCTGCACAAGAGAAAGTTTGTAGCTTATCAAACATAAACCCGCTGCCTAATTTGTAGCAGTACTTAGGCGCGTGAAACTCCCAGTATTTACAACTTATACACTTGCGCTTATCTCCCCACGATTGCAGTTCTTCATTTATGTGTTTGATGGAAATGAATTCTAGATCCTTTTCCTCAAATTTCGGAACTCCGTTAACTGTTTTCACGACGCCCCCTTCACAAGCTCCACGCGCAACGGCGGAAGGTTGTTTGTGCTGAGCTTTCTGCGCCAGTCCCTTTGCGCCTGCTTTGCGCATGGCTTGCAATTGTACTGGTAGCCATCACCATGCACATGCGAGCGCTTGTAGAATTCTGAGAACGGCTTGGTCTGGTTACATTGGCGGCAGGTTTTCATAACCAACCTACAAATTCAAAATTGTTGAAATAGTCGTTTAGATAATCGGCCTTTACAAAGGCAGTTCTTACCCATTCGTCCGGCAAGTTGTGGCTAGTATTATTGCATATTGTTAGTCCTCCAGGATAAACAATATGCAATTCAGTTGTTTGGCCAGAGTTGCTTTGCCAAAACCATAGGCTTGCCTTTTTATTCATCTGATTTAAAGTTGGTTGTTTCATGCCCCCTCCTTCTTGAAAACCGCGTCGAGTAACGACTTAGCCCCGAATTCCTTCAGGGCCTTGTCTAACCCCTCGTCTGACCGGTTTGCTTTGATTTCTTTCCATTCTTTGATGACTTGTTCTTCTGCCTTGGTAAGTTTTCGAGGAATTTTCTTCATGCGCCCTCTTTCGCTTCAGATTGGTCTATAATCGATTCGCGTTCTTGTTTGGCTTCCCACATGGCTTTGATCAATTTCGATAAGCCACGGACCTCGTATGCGTTTTTCTTAAGGGTCCTGACGTACTTCAGGCCACCGATCAAATCGAGGTATTCACAGCGTTGCTTTCCAAGCCATTCTTTCGCTTCCGCATTTTGCGATGTATCGAAAAGGCGACATGCTGTGAAACACAGTTCGGCTTCAAGCAACCAATCCGTATCCGGTGAATTCAAATCAAAATTTTTCTTATTATTGTATTTATCTTTATCTGTATCTGTATCTAAGCGCGATTCGTTCGCGCCACGATCACGCCGCGGTCGTGGTTTTTTTGAATCGTAGTCCAACCATTCCAATAGGATAGGCATTTTTATTTTTATGAAAGCGCCATCAACGTGAAACTCAAGTAAGCCGAAGGTGGCACATTCGTGCAACAAACGTGACACATTGGTGGCACTAAGGCGTAACGTATCCCTCACCGTGCGGGAGTGAAAAGTGAAGCAACAATCATCGATTGTGACCTCACGGTCGGTCGGTTTTTCAAGCTTTTCAACGCACATTTCCACAAGCCACCAGTATGCACATGGTCCTTTGTGACCCATGGTTTCATAAAGATGCTCCATCGATTTGCCACGATTATTGTCGGCGAAGTGTTTGAACCATTTCATATCCAAACATCCCCAAAGCCAGCCATGATTTCTTCAGCGCAAGCAACGGCGTCCGAAAAGATTTCGGAGCCAGTGAAGTGGATGACTCGCCCATGTCCACTTAAGTAGCGGTCTCGTTTTTTATCATTGGCCGCTTGCTTCTTAGTCTTTTCATGAAAGTCATGGCCATCGCATTCTAGTATTACAAAGCGCCGACAGGTTTCATAAGTTGTCCTATTGAAGTATTTTGAAGTGATAAAAAAATCGACTCGGTAGGGCCCAATCTCATACTGAGGTCGTATGATAAGTTCCTTATCAACTGTTCGTTTTCTTAATTCTGGGTCATCAGTGCTGATTTTATCGAATTCAAGTGTCCCCTTATAAATCAAAGCCGCTGCCATCATTTGTTCGATTGGGGACTCTGCTTTTTCCATTAACTCAACGCCTACAGCCATGTTTTTGCAAACAGCCTTTCGGGCTAAGGCATTGAAGGCTATGAAAGCCAATGGGTTCATTTTCTCTAAAAACTTAGGGTCTAGAATAAGAGCGGTATCTTCTTTTTGTGGATACATGCTCTTTATAAAAGCCCTTATGTTAAGTTCGCTAACGGTGTTTTCCATGCTGATTTCCTTTTGTTGTGGTCGGTGGTGTGGTAGTATATGAATTAAGGATGCTGAGAATGTGAGCAGGTTGAGAAATCAACTTTCCCCACGTTTTCCCCACGAACTGCGGCCAAGTGCGACCCAACTGGGACAAACTGGGCCAAGGTAAGTTGTCAGCTAAATTGAGGTAAGTATATGGTGACCCCACCCCGACTTGAACGGGGATCGACGGTTTAGGAAACCACTGATGCTTAACTTCTAGGGCTTTGTCTTGTTTAATGATATCAAACATTTGAGCCCTCTTTATTGTTCTTAGATGGCTTCTTTTCCCCATCACTTCCCCAATTAAGACCAGCTAACTGAGGTACTTTTATCAATTCTTCTAAGCCTCTTAATTGATCAACTGTGAGTTTTGCATAGATGTCTTTTTGTACTTTTGACGATGATCCAAACATCTTTTCTCTCTGTGCGTCAGTGAATCTAGTATCAACGACAGCAAGCCCCTCAATCGTCGCTCGAAGGTCATGCAAAGTGAAATCACGCTTTAAGCCAGACGCAACTCTAATTCTCTCAAACTGGTCACCATAACCGCCATCTGACATCGGCCTAAGAATACTTCTTTGATTTGGAAACACCCACTTAGATTTTGAAGTAGCCTTTCTCTTCACTAAAAGCTCTTTAACCAAAGAATTCAAAGGAACGACCCTTGGCTTTCCGGTCTTGGTGTCTTCTTCCTCTAAGGTATAGGCGTCATTTTCAAAGTCGATACGAGTCCACTCCGCATTGGTAATTTCGCCGCCTCGTAAGCCCATAGTGAGCGCCATTAAAATAATTAAAGGAGTTCCACCTCGATGTTTAAACACCTCAGTTAAAAACTGGGTTATTTCTTGTTCAGTTAGATTGATACGAGCTTTTCTCTTTCGCTTTTTAAGTTCTAGCTCTGGTAGGAATTTAATGTACTTCTTTTTTTTGCACCACTTTAGGAAGTGAGCTAACACCTTACGGTGATTAGTCGGGTCCATGTCTTTCTTAGCTCTAAGATATTTAGTCCAAAGGTCATCATCGATTTCGCTTAGTTTGTAGCGACCGAAATAAGGCTTTAAATGGAGTCCAATAAGTGACCGGCATTCAATCAGTGTGGACTCTCTAATGTCTTCAAGTCGAAATTCCTCTTCGCGGTCAGCAATGTAATCTGGAAATATTGTACTTGCTAAAAGCTTGTGGCCAGAGCCACCCTTTTCTTCGATCTTTTGCAAAAGAATGCGCTTAGCTTCTTTAGCTTGAAAATATGTCTCAGCATCAAGACGAATTTCTTCGCGGCGTTTATCCACCGTGCCTCGAAAATAAAATGCTTCCCCAATTTGAAATATTTCTGGGTCTTTTGTCCGAGTACGTTTAGGCACTTTTCTTTTCCCCAAAGACGGCCTCAAGCTCTTTTGGATCATAGAGTGCTTTGTTGCCGCGTCCATAGTTGTTGATCTTTTTTAACTTAGTATATTTATAAAGCGTGCTGACAGAAATCCAATCATAACCCTCAATACCGCGTAAGTGGTTGATAAATTCTATCGCTTGCTTTGCATCTAACCTTTTCTTCATACCCACTCCCACATTCACCCGCCCGCATCTGGGAAAAGACTTGGGCGGGGAATGAATTATTGCGATAACGTTCCTTTAGCTTTGGCCACAACCGTATGGCCTATCATTTCTTTCATTTTATGAAATTCGGTTGGATCAGTATAAATGTCCACATTCCAAACCGGTTCGCCGTCTTTAAACTGTAATGAGAATGATCCTGCCTTCGAACCTTTTTGCTTCATTAGAATAAGCTGACTCATTATTTTAACAACTAAAATCAATTCCTCCTCGGAACCCTTTAGGGCAATGGCATTAACAATCTTTACAGCCTTCAAATATTCGTCCGGCTCATCAAAGTCGAAATACTTATCGTTCACAGTTTCAAAAACCTTCTGAAACTCTTCTGACTTTTTATCGAGTGAGTTAAACCAACTCTTAAATTTATTTAGCTCCACGCTTCCCCTCCCCAATTTCATGCTTCATCTTTTTCTCGTATTCATCTTTGAGCTGCTTCACTATGCTCTTTTCATCCAAGCCAAGAATGACGATGAGCTTTCCCAGCACTGGCAGCGGTATTTTGCTTTTGCCAGCTTCCATGAGGCAGACGAACATGCTTGAGTCATAGCCAAGCTTTTTTGCTAGCTCTAGCTGAGTCATGGGCTTGGCTTCGCGGGCTTGGCGGATGTAGGTGGAGAGGGTCATGTATCATCCATAATTAACTTAAGCCTAAATCCACGATCAACGAGTGACTTTGCATAGAGTTTTCCATTTCCAGAAATAAGAGATTTAAGCATTTTAATTTCTCTGTTTTTGAAATCGCTATCAGGCAAAGCAGATAGTTTTTCTAATGCCCTTTCAATAACAGGTGATGCTCTTTGAATAGTAACAATGTCGTCAATATGGATAGGAATCTTTGGAAAGGTTTCTTCAAGGTCATCCATTGCCTGAGAGATATACTTTCTAAAAGCCTCATAAAATGCACGACGCCGATCAATCGTTGTATACAGCGCGCACAAATAATGAAACCTCGCTTCGTCTCTTAAATTAAAAACCAGTTGGATTTTTCCGCGCTTCAAGCCGCTGTCATTTTCCTCAATAAACTTTTGTAAGTTTTTGTAATTTAAACTCATCCATCCCCCGCGTGGTTATTCTTTTTCTTTGTTAAGCGCTTCAATCAGAGCGTCGGCGTATCTGACGGCAAACGCAGAAGTGTTTTTGACCATGTTCGCAACTGCCACAGTATCTTTTTCAGCATCTCCAGATGAACCCACCTGAGAAAGAGGACCGCCGATAATCCCCTGCATCGCCATCGCTGCGAAATACTCGCGCTTGGTGAGGCCCCACTGTTCAACCCTTGTATCCATAGCAAGAGGGACAATAATTGGATTAACTGATTCTCTCGGGTCAGTAGCCATTCACGCCCCCTCCGGCAAGTCTTCGGGTTCACGCTCAGCATTTCTGCGCTCTTCAAAATCCTTGTCGGCTTTCTCTGAAAGCATGTCCTCAAGCTTTCTCATGAGGTGTGGGTTTTTCAGGTAAGCTTGCGTAGTGTTGATATCAATGCCAGCTAGCTCAGAATGCTCTAACACCACAAGCGAGTCTTTAACGATGCGATAAACACCTGAGCCAATTAGGCAAGGCGGCCTGATAACCTCAAGTTCTGCTCGCACCACGTAGAAATCATGCTCAATTTCTGCGACTATGATTTTCATTCTGCACCTACTGTTAAACGCAAAGACTTGGCGGACTTAGTTACCAAAACACGCCCACAACGAACACGGCTGTGTCCGCCAAGTTCAATTACTTTTGCTTTCATATTATCTAATTCACCTTTTTTAAGAGTGTCTTTCTTGGCCAAAATCTCTTCGCAAATGCGCTTTATCTTTTCATCATCAACGACTTTGGTATCCATGGCTGTTAATGGTGGAGGAGTGTTTGATTGAACCAAGGCCCAGAATTTCAGGGCCTCACAAATCAAGTGAGCCTGATAGTCGATGTTTGGCTTAACTTCAACCAGAGCATCAACTTTGATTTCAGGATTCTTGTCGTAGAAACTAAAGTAATCAAGCTCATCTGCACCAGTCGCAGCGAGCTGATATTGAACCTGTGGCTCGTAATGATCTGGAACCTTATTTTCTAGGGCTGTAAGATGAGAATCAATGCCTGGGCATTTAATTTCTAGAATCTTTTTGCAATCAGGCCTGCGAATTCCATCAAGAGATACTCGCACAATTTCATAACTTGGATGAATTGCAATTCCTGGCGGCATGTCTTCAAGGCTCACCAGTTCATAACGAGCACGCGCCTTTACCTCAAGCTCACTGCCTCTTTGTGTGGCGTAGTTACCAGCAAACCCAGTGCTTTTTCCCGTCTTTTCTAGCCAAACTTGATAAGGCGTTGAATATGGAGACACTCCAATAATTGCAGCGATGTCACTCGCTCCAATTCCTTTGCGTCTCCATTCTAACCACTCAGGTGTTCCTTGAATCATATCAACCTCAAAAAGGGATTTCAGAATCATCAGTCAAATTAAGCTTTTGTCGTGCTGCCATCACAGCACCTTCAAGCGCTGACAACTTAGACTTAGCCATGTCTTGAGGAATTACATTTCTAATGGAATTAAGGGGGTTAACCCATTTAACTTTGTTTTTCTCAACGTTCTTGTCATCTTTTTCAACTGCTACAACGATTGAAACTTCTTTGCCGATTTCAAGCGGTCCTGCTGGATTGTTTCCTTGAAGCCCGCAAGTCAAAAGAGACTTAAGAGTGTGTGGCAAAGCTTTCTCTGAAAAAGAGCCATACCAAGTTAGCGTATGCTGACCGCCTTCTGCTTCAAAGGCAAAAGTGATAACCGCTTGTGGGTCCCCTTTGCTTGTTTCGCTGATAGCGTGATTTAAAAGTGTTGCTTTGTAAGTTCCTGCTTTAACCATGGTCTCCCCTTATGCCACATATTTCATGAGGCGGTTTTTTACTTCTTTTAGTTTTGTTGGATTGGTTTTGAACTTTTCAATTTGCTCAGCTACCGATTTCTTAAGAGAGGCATCTAGCTTTTCGGACATTGATTTAATGTCGTTAATAAGCTCATCGGTGTTTGCATCTGGCTTCTGTGCGCAAGCTTCCATGAAGGCGTCATATGAAAGTGGAAGCTCTAAAGGTAAATCAAGGCGGTTTTTGGCATCAAATCCCGGACGCCATTGTGTGTACATCACACGCTGGCCATCACCGAATGCCTTTGTTTTTCCTTTTTCTGTGGTGGTGAAAACCTTGTAAGTCGCATAGAAAACATTGTCTGAAAGGTCGCGAATGATTGCTGCCATTTTATCATTACAGCGCATGATCACGCGGTCATAACTTTGGTTAGTTGCTGGGTCTGTATGTTGCTTAACTTGAGTGTGAGCAACAAGAATCGAGGTCATGCCTTTTCTTTGAAGGGCTTGAAGGTCGAGCATAATTTCACGCATGATTTCGCGTGCTCTTACATAGCCCTTACCGAAGCCGCTTTCATACTTTTCAATTGAATCAACGTTGCCTTCTTTGCAGATTGAAACGTGAACCAAGCTTTCAAGCGCCTCGACTGAGTCGATAACAAAAGTCTTATATGAATGATTGGAAGTCTTAAGTTCTGAAAGCAGGTTTCTAAAAGATTGAAGGTCGGTAATTTTGTCAGGACCGATGCGGTTTGTTTCGATATGAAGTGATCCATTTTCCAAGTCCGCAATTAAAGCGTCTGGAAATGAAACCGCCCACGTTGTTTTGCCAACGCCGTTGTTTCCTGCTATCGTATGAATTTGTGGGCCGATCTGTTTGCCCGTACTGACCATTGATAAAAGACTCATAATATCTCCCTTAAAATTCTCTCCATAGCCTCAGCCAACCCATGGAAACCTTGAATACGCATAGACTGAATCGCACCGTGCATTCGTTTGATTTGGTCGTGGGTCATGAAATTTTTTCCTTTCGAGACAATAAAATTCCTTCACTCTAAAAAAGAGTGTTGGATGACAATTCAAAATCAGTGTTAAGTCTTTACTTCAGGATGCTTTCACATCCAGCGTGAGACCGTCCTTGGACATTTCCTCCAGCAGGATCACAGACAACCATTGGCGTGGCTGACTGAAATACCTGCCGGTGCACAATTTTTCTGATGTAGTGACAGCTACATCACGGGCGACCAATCGTTTGATCGCTTCCTTTTGGCCTATCTGCTTGGCCCAGCTTTCTGCTTTTCTGACAAGCTCATTTCGTCGCTTCATACATAAGACTTTACGTATTTTGATAATTTTTGTCAACTATTATTTTACGTATTTAGGTAAAGAAATACGTACAATTTAGGGATAGCATGGTTTCAGAGGTAACTATTGAAAACGGCTAAGAAAAGGGAAGAAACTCCCCTAGCTAGAAATCTCAAATCGAGACGTGCGGCGCTCGGTTATAATAGTGCTGAGAAGTTCGCTGAAGCAGCAGGGATGCCATATCCGTCCTATCGAGGACTTGAACAAAGTATTTCTCAGGGTTCCCGCATAACCCTTGAACCTATAGCCAAGGCACTAAGATGCACCATTGATGACCTTCTCTCGGAAAACACGACCGAAAATCCAGCCGAGAAAGAAATCCTATTTTTCCGAGTCGTTAATAGCCTCGGGCGCCTCAATGAGGAACAACTTAGGAACCTCATTAATTTTATCAATAGGATGGAAAACCCCGCCCCCATCGACAACAATTAGGTCTGTTTCCTTGATTGCCTGCAATTCCTGGAATGCCTTCACTAAATATGTCTCAAGCCGCTCGACACGATTCACACCAACTCCCACTGTTTCAACATGAGCCGCGCTAACTACCCGAAATTAAAAAGAAAGCAAGTTAGTTTATTTTTCACAACATTAACAATAAAGCTTTTACATGCTTATGCCGAACAGCAAAGGTGCGAAAAACATAGCGAGGCTTTTTATGAATTTTATTGTTACGTTCTTAATGGGATCTTTACTTATTGGATGTGCGAGCGCCCCTTCAAAGCGAGTTATCACTCCTGACATGCTTTCAGGCACACCAACCAAAGATGCTGAGAAATTAAAAGAGTCTCTCACTGTCGGCACTTACCAAGGCACCGCAGGCTATAGCGCCGAGGTTATGCTTTTCACAGAGCCAGTATTGATTGCAATGAATGAAGCTAAAGGAAAAGCCAATCTTGACTCACAAGACAAGATTAAAAAAGAAACCGCAAAAGACGTTGAAGAGCTAACTAAAAAGAAAACGTGTTTCCTCGTTAAGGTTCACACCTACGACCTTCAGCGTTCTAAGTTTACTAACTGGGTTGGGAAAGTAACTGATATCAAAAATGAAGTTTATGATATCACTTTTCTAAACACCTATGGTTACAACTCAATCCCAGAATATTTCACAGACATGCAAGGTCGAACTTGGCATAATATTTCTGTAGGATGCTCAAAGAAAATTGACACCTCAAAATCGTTTAGCATTCACTTGGTTCCACAGATTAAGAACAACAAGGGGAATGACGAAAGCTCAAAGCTAGATTTCGTTATTAACGACAAAGTGGCGGCAAATTAGTATGGCAATCAAACTACGACAGGACGAAAGTGTTCATTGTGTGGCTAATTTTCATTGGTCGTCATATTTGTGGCCAGGACTGTGGGCATTATTAATAGGGCTGCCATCACTAGCTGGTACTGTAATTGAAGGCAGTAACATTGTTATGCCAGCCATAGGCTTCGCGCCAATTCTTTACGTCTGGCTAAGAAATAAAACAAAATCTTACGTTGTGACGAATCAGCGTCTTTACGTCGAAGAGGGCATTCTGTCTAAGTCGAAAATTGATATCCCATTTAATAAAATTAATGACATAACATTCAATCAGGGGATCATTCAAAGATTACTAGGATCTGGAAGTGTTGCTGTTATGACCGGGAATGATAAGCCTACTAAGTTGACCAATCTTGATAAACCAGAGGATTTTCGAGAGGCTCTAGTTACTATTTCGCACAAAAAGAACTAACCTTGTCCACTATACTGGACACTTTTGAGTAGCGACCTGATTCTCTAAGAACTGACCAGTAGTGGCCAGTCTGCAATACAATCTTGCCACGCTTTTGAATCTGATTAGCCAAGATACGCATTCCACAATCCAAGTTATTAAACGGATTTAAGATAGTTTTCTTTGGGTCATCAACATGCAAGTCCTTATCTTTAGCCCAATCAAATTTACAATAAGGCGCCCACTGGCTGTCTTGGTAGCTTAGCTGTAAAAGCCCCTCTGAATATACGGGCAGTCCTGTAATTGGGTCCGTGCCCATCGTGCTTTCATTGTACCTAGTTAGCGGTGACCAACTGCTTTCATAAAAAGAAATCCATTTAATAAGTTCAACCCACACGGCGATTTTTTTAGTCCTATCTAGTTTCCCTATATTAGGGCAAAAAAGACCTAAATCAGAAGCTTTCTCGTAAACAGGAAATAGCTCTTTATCGATCAGTTCATAGGCAAACTTTGACCAAGACTCTTGCCATTGGCTACTTGAGTCTTCTTTAACTGGCGTAGATAGACAACCAAAGAAGACTACAACAAAAATAAGGATGAATAGGAATTTAATGTTTAGCCTTTTTCTTTTTAGTCTTTACTGGTTTTGGATTGTACTTTTCGTCTAGCCATTGGTGCATTTTGGCGAGA